GATCCGTCCTTCCGTGACGGGTCACTGCCCGGCGCGTTTGCGCCGCTTGCCCTGTCCTATGTGCCCATGCAGGACGCCGCCGCGCCGAATTACGAGGCTCCCGAGGCGCTGGCCCGCGGCACGCTGTTTCCCGGGCTTGACCTGCCGTTTATGAATATCGTCAACGACAAAGCGCCGGACACCCCGATGGCGGAGCTGATGGCCATCGACTTTGTGACCGACGAGCTGGAGCTGTACCTGGACACCCACGCCGACGACCGTGAGGCCTTCGCCCTGTACCAGAGCATCCTCGCCCTGCGCAAGGAGGCGCGGGAGCGCTATGTGGAGCGCTACGGCGTGATCACCCAGTGTGACCAGCTCGGCCGGGAGAGCTATACCTGGCTGCGCGATCCCTGGCCATGGGAGTTTCAGAACGGGAGGGCACGCTGATGTTTGTCTATGAGAAGAAACTGCAGTATCCGGTCAAGATTCGCAACACCAATCCGGCCCTGGCAAAGTTCATCATTTCACAATACGGCGGACCGGATTGTAAAAACAGATAGTTTTCAACAAGAGCCACGGTGGCAGGCCGTGGCTCTTGTGTTTCTTATTCGTCTTTCTTTTCATGTTTCCCGTGCTCGTCGGGCGGCTTTTCTTCCTCGTCGCCGCCCTGCTTGTGGTCAATTTTATCCTTGTAATCTTTGAGATAACGCTTGAGCCAGTCGGGGACCGGCGCGCCCAGTTTTCCGGCGTTTTCAGTGATGCTGCCCAGCTCGGTGATTATGTACCAGAGTAACACAATCGGAGTTATCAGCGGCCCCACGTCAAACGGGATCTTGATGCCGGTACCGGTGACGATCACGGAGAGTGCTATGTCACATAAGGCCGCGACTAAAACGGCGAAGATCTCGCCCAACTTGTGCCACAGCCCATCTCGGGCAATAGAACTTGACCACTCCCCGGCGGCTTTGGCGGCAAAGGTGCCGGAGGCATAGTCCACCAGCATGCAGCCGATCCAGATGATGACGGCCCAGCCGGTCCATCCCCAGAGGGCCGTCAGCGTGGCGAAAATCATGGTGATGAGGCCCTTAATTTCCATGGCCTTGTCAGGTGCATTCATTTTTCTTTTCTCCCTTCTATGTATTTCAAAAAGTTTTGTGCAAATTCCGGCGTCCGGATATACCCCGCAAGCAATCCCAGCGCCCCGGAGATGTCCGGCTTGTCCTGCGTCTGAGGCTCAGGCTCAGGCGTAGCGCCGTCCTCAAATTTCTGCTTGTGATATTTATAGTCGTGGAAGCCTGTTTCGATAAGCGTCTTGAAGCGGTCGCTGCGGGCTTTGTCCGTGTCCACGGTCACGCCGTCGATGTTGCCGCTGTCGCTGTCCTGCCACAGATCGCACGGCATGTCCGGCGGCGTCTGACTCCACTTGGCGACCCAGACAAGGCATTTGCCGCCGATCTCGTCCGGGCTGATCTTCGCCCATAACGTTCCCGCGCTGCTGTAGATGCCGGGAATATATCCGGCCTGATGGATAACGTTGCACCAGGCGGCAATAATGGCCAGCAGCTTTTCCTTCGGCAGCTCCAACTGTTTCGGCTCCTCGATATCGAGGAAGACGCCGCAGGGCATGTGGAATCTGTTTATAGTGTCCAGGAGGAATTTTGCTTCGCTCCAGGCGTCCTCCGCTGTGGTTGCGTGGCAGTAGCCGTAGCAGCCCACCGGGAAGCCCATCTCGTAAGCTTCGCTGTAGAAATTGAAGGCTACGCCGTCCCTTAGCCAGGTGCCCTCTGTTACCTTGATAATGGCGAAGTCATAGCCCGCGTCTTTGATCTGTCGGATCGTTAAGTTTTTCTGATAATGAGAGATATCTACGCCCTTCATTTTTTGTCCTCCGATATGGCGATTACCGCCAGTGTTACAATCATTCCGGCAAGGAAGCCCACAAGGACGCATTCCCATGCCGGGATAATTGCCAGATCGCTCATCCATTCCCACTCATAATACATTGCATCAGTCCTCCTTCAGCGGGTGGTGTTTGCATTTTTATCATCGTCCTTTATTTCCTTCCCGCTCAATTCCCCCTAAGCATTGCGTTGGTCGTTTCTTCTACCGGCTCTTCCGGGAACCCGTCGCCGATCCAGATCTCCTCATCGGTATCTGAGCCGTCACCGATCCAGACCTCCTCGTCCGGCTCCGCGCTTTCGCCGGTCCAAACTTCCTCTGTCACGTCTATGTCGATGACGCCCGCGCAGTGCAGCGCCGCGTTCAGCAATGGGTCGTTGTCTTCTCCTATCGCTATGCTGTTCCACCGCTGCTCTGTGCCTTCAAAGTAGACATCCGTGAGCGCGCTGCATCCGCTGAAAGCGCCGTTCCCGATCTCTGTCACGCCCCTTGGAATGATGACGCTTCGCATCCATACGCTTCCGGCAAAGGCTTCTTCCTCAATGACTCGCATGTTCCACGGGATTGTGAACTCTCCTTCATGAGAGGCCGACATGCTGCGTGTGGGTTGGTCGTAAAGCTTCAATTCAAACGGCTGCTCTGACGGGACAAGGTAAGTGCACAAAACGGCTATCGCCAGAAGTACCAACACAAAACGCGCCGTTTTTTTCATCTGCTGCATCTCCTTCCGTCAAGGTGTAAGGTTGGCAAAGCGCATGAGCTCCTCGCCTATGGTAATTCTCTCGATGTCTTCATCAGCAATTTGCTCCCCGCTTGTAATTGCGCCCTTAACTCTATAAAGGCCGCCTTCTGTACCCTTTACATAGAGATAAGCTCCCACGCCATAGTTTCGCGTCGCGGTAAAACTGTCCTCCACAGGCGCAATCATCTTCGCAATAAGATTTTCCAGATCAGCGCTCTGTGCGGCCGCGGCACTTTCAGCAGCTCTCGTAGCCGCTCTCTGTGCGGCGTTCATGGCGCTTTGCGCCTGATTCACCGCCTGGCGCGCCTGGCTGGAATAGCCGCCCGCCGTATTTGCCGCCGTGACGGCGTCATTACGCGAATATTCCGCCTCAGTCTGGGCTGCCTGGGCTGCCGTCTTCGTTGCCTCAGCTGCTGCCTGCGCGTCTTCAGCTTTCTCTTGTGCGGTCTCTGCTGCCGTCTTTGCGGCTTCTGCATCGGCGGCACTGGATGCTGCTGCCGTCTTCGCTGCCTCCGCCGATGATGCCGATCCCTCCGCCGCAGCTGCGGATGCTGCCGCCTGAGACGCAGATCCGCCGGCGTTCGTTTCGGACTGCCCTGCTGCACTTGCAGCTGCCTCGGCAGCCGCCTGCGCGTCTTCAGCTTTCTCTTGTGCGGTCTCTGCTGCCGTCTTTGCGGCTTCTGCATCGGCGACGCTGGATGCTGCTGCCGCCTTCGCTGCCTCGGCGGATAATGCCGATCCCTCCGCCGCAGCTGCGGATGCTGCCGCCTGAGACGCAGATCCGCCGGCGTTCGTTTCGGACTGCCCTGCTGCACTTGCAGCTGCCTCGGCAGCCGCCTCGGCAGTCTCCGCTGCTTCCTTTGCCGCCTCAGCTGCTGCCTGTGCGTTCTCCGCTGCCTCTGCGTTGGCACTCGCGGAGCTTGCCGCGGTCTCTGCTGTCTCTGCGGCGGTCTCGGCGTCTTGTGCATAATCCTTGAATCTTGCCAGATCCTCGTTGAACTCCGCCTCCGTGCCGGTATAGCCGCCCTCCACGGCCTGCTCGTATGCGGATGCTCCGTCAAATGCGCCGTCGTCGGCGTCCTGCCGCACGCCATGTGCCACGCGCAGGGCTTCGTCGGCGGCGTCCTGCACCTGCTGGGGCCACTCCGGCGTCGGCTCTGTCGGGTCCACGGTCTGAGGGACAGCGCCGTCCTCGATACGGATATAGGTCCAGATCGTAGGCACGGCGATTTCTCCGTTCAGGTCGCGCCCGTATACGCCGATCCAGAGATTTTCACCGGCATTGTCCTGGACAAGCAGCTGGTTCGGGACGATGCACACATCCTCCAGAATCGCCATGTCCGGGCCGTAGGTGTCGTTCATACGGAACACAGCGATCTTCGACAGCTCGTCCCAGCTCTCGTCAAAATGCCAGCTTACCGGCAGCCCCACGCTGCCTGTCGTGACAGGGCCCATCGGCGCCGCTTTTATATCCCTGTCCCGTACTTTCACTACGATCATACGTTTTCCTCCTTTATACGATTGTCGGCATAAGGTATCTCCACCGTGACCATGTATATTCATGGGTTGTAGAGTCCTTTGACATTGAGCAAAACCATATACGCCCTGTCTTCGGTGCTATCTCTGTGATCTTCACGAGCACCACGTCCTGATTAACCCAATAGACTTCTCTCCATCCGGCCCATCCGAGTGTCCTAATCCCCGTGGGTGTCGTCTGCTGGTCATACGGATCATCCGGCAAATTACTCCAGGAATCATATTGCGAGGCGGGAAAACCGAAGATTGCGCTCGCGTTTGCTTCTCCCATTCTGTCGGCAGATACGTTGTGGAAGTCTCGGCCGAAGCACGGATTATCAGATGTTTTGCCTGCAATGTGTGGATAGTTGTAAGCCTGTACCGGTATTCCTCCCACAAGAAACAGCCCGTCATTCGGAAGCTCGATGGTATCTTTATATCCGCTGAAATCCTTCCCAATCGGTGTCATGCCGACGCCGAGGTGTGTGTGTCCGCCGTCGTGGTTCAGTACAAGGTCTCGCTGCTTTCCCTTGAGTGTATACTCACGCACAATCTGACCGCTGATTTTATCCTGAATGATGACAGTGATGACATAAGCCTTCTTCGGGTCGGAAAGCGTGCCGAAGGCACTGGACGTGGTTCCGTTGGTGATGTCGTGCCGTTCGGCAGCGGGCGCGCCTTTGAGTCCGACTGTCAGCTCCGTTATTGCGTTGTTTGGTAGATTGGCGTTGATCTTTGCCGTTACCTTGATCCGGTAATGGTCGCCGCCGTTGGTCTCCACTCCCTGCTCGTCGCAGCGGTACGCAAGATCCACGCTCACAGACGGCAGCACATACGCCACGACGCCTGTCACCGTTTTAGTGCCGCTCCCACTCAGGCCGCGCACGTCTGCCGCGGTGACTGTGAATGTCGTATCCTGGGCCAGCGCCGCGCTTGTGGTGCTGGTGTAGGTGCCGGGGCTGCCGCTGACTTCTTCCATCGTGATTGTCGTGCCGCCCGGATAGGACAGCTTCACCGAGGAAATGGCCGCATTGGTGGGCCGCGTGATTACAGCCGTGACCTTGCACTTGCTGTACCCTGCAATGTAGGTGTTGGGGTAAAGTTGGCTTGCGGCTCCTGCTGCCTGCTGGATCTGCGTCGAAATGGAACTGACAACCGGCTTCATGCTGTCGATTGAAGCCTGCCTGTTTTCCTGATAGGTCCCGGAGCCGTTAAGCGCATTGGGGCTGTTGCCAGTTACTTTGATAGTGAGGGGGATGGATAGCGAATTCGTGATACCCGCCGCATTGAACCATTGCACAGCGTTGATTGGCACATCGAACTGCCCGCTGGAGGAAGTGCCTCGGTACAGCTCTGCATTGTTGCCCGGCGTTGTGTTATTCCCTGCTGTGATGACGCACGTCAGCGTATAGTTACTGCCGTTGACAATGGGGATCTTCATTCCGCTGGCATCCGTGGAGATGGTGCCGAAAGCGATTTGCGGCAGCGCCTTCGCGGTGTAGGTCTCTACAAAGCTGCTGCTGCCGTGGTTCAGCGTCACCTGGCCTGAGCCGTAGTCCACCATAATGAGGACATACAGCGTGGAATAGCTCGCGTAGCTGCCGGAGATTGTCCACTGGATGACGTTCTTGTCGGAGCCTTTCGTGCCGCTTGTGCTCGTCAGCAAATTCGTCGTTGGCTGTGAGGAATAGCCTGCCGGGTCCTTGGAGTACAGATACAGGTTGTATGTACAGCTCTGGGCCCAGTCTCCGCCAAGAACGGCCTTGAATACGATGTTGGTTACCGATTGAACGTCGCTGCCATTGTAGGGGCTGAATTGGTAGGAAATGGCGTAGTATTCAGCGCCGAGAAGGTCTGTTCCGGTGGAGGATGTATAACTGCTCTCCCACGCGGGAGTACTGAATGGATTGCGCGCCCGCTTCTGAAAGCTCAGTGTTCTTGTTGCCATGTCTTATGTTCCCCCTCCGCCCACGTATACAAACTCCAGCTCCTGGCTATCAGGGAAAGCCTTGATCTGCCAGTCAGTGCCGATTTGCAGGCTGTCATCTGCCACGATATCCTTGACATGCAGCTTCTGGTCCAAGCTGTTGTAATAGCCACGCTTATTTCCGTCTACCCAGAACTGCCAACCTTCTGCTGTATAGAAGCCGAAGGTCTGGCCGCTTTCAAGGTGGTAATACTCGTATGTCCCGTCTGACTTCGGGAGCTCTGTTGTAAATTGTAGTTTGCTGCTGATGGCGATGCCAAAGATAAACTCATCGCTGCTGTTGTCCGGATAATCCGGATTTTCGATGAATCCACGCCGGATCTGGCCGTCCATCTGTGTGAAGTATTCCTCCACCTCTCTCCGCGTTGAGCTGATGGACTCCTGGAAGCCGTAGCTTTCCACGACGCCCTGGGCGTTGGTCTGTATTCTGGAGTCAAGGCTACGCTCCCACGTTCCAAATTCAGACTGCGCGAGAAACAGTCCTCTGTACGTCTCTTCCTTGCTGTCAATATAATTGAGCAAGTACGTTTCTTTGTCATTTATCATGGACTTGAGCTCTTCGTCGTCGGCGAATCGGTGCCATTCGTAGTCAGAAAACACCGTGCTGTCGAGCTCTTCAAAGTCGCTGTACATCCCGATGAAAGCGCCGGGTGTCTCACCGTCATGCTCTCCGGTTTCAGGATTTACGGTAAAGGTTTCCCCGTCGTCGGAATACTTGATGTGCAGATACGTGGTTTGTCCATTGGTTCCAGGCTGTCCGGGAATCCCCCTCTCTCCCTGGTTCCCTTTGATCTTGCTCCACGTATAGGCAGCCGGGGATGTTGGCGCTGTCGTTGAGGCGGAAGAGCACACCCCCATGTACTCCGTGCTCGCTTTCGGCGCGTTGTACATTTGGGACGGATAATCCCCGGTGAAAGCGTCCGCATATTTCACGTAAAAGGTCGTGAGCTCAATCGTGTCTATCTGATCCTGCAAGTCATTGGCGTGCTTGATGATGAGGCTCCGCAGCTCTGCCGCGCTCTTTCGGATGGCGTCTGTGTCCGCCTTCGCCGCGCTGCCGGTCTCCGTAACGGCGGTCCCGTCTGCGCGCGTGCGCCTGACCGTGGCTCCCGTCCCGATGGCTGGGGCCGTTGCTGCTGCCTCCAGGCTGCTTGCCATGCGGAACAGGTAGTCCCTGATCGCCCGCAGTTGGTCCTGCGTGCTGCCCTGTAAAATGGGCGGCTTTTCTGTAAACGCCATTACGCATCACTCCCGCTTTCCATCACACGCGCAATCGAGAAGATTCTCACGTCGCCCTCTCCCACGATCTTCAGCCGCAGGTGGTCGCAGCGCCGGGGCCGTACCGGGATGGTGAAAGAATCGATCCGGTGTACGCGTACCTCCCCGGAGAACTCCCACACGCCGCTGGAGTCGTATTCGATGAAGAGCTGGAGCCGCGCGTCCTTCTCCATCTTGAGGCGCAGGTTGTACCGGCTCACGTATTTGTGATCCGTGTATTCATAGTGCAAAATTCCGGTCTCGGCATACCACTTGATTTTTTCCTCCGGCGTGCCCTCGGTGCCGTTGATGGCGATCACGCGTTCTCCACTTTTGGCGTACAGCTCGTCACCCCATGAGGTGAAGCCCTCCGCGTGCAGATCGTCCTCCCGCATCCAAAGCCCGCTCTTCGCGTCAAAACAGAAAAGATTCCAGGTGTTTGCCCTGTCCCGCATGCTGATGTAATAGCGCTGTCCGAACACGCCCGCCGCGGCCTCATAGTATTGCGTGTCACCCAGGGCCGCGCCCACGTCTGCGGGCATGCCTCCCTGCCAGGCCACAACGCCGGAGCGCGTCTTGTAATAAAGCGTCTCGTTGACAACGGCAAGGCTTTTATGGCTGCCCTCCTGCACGCCCCGCGCGGGCAGGTCGCTCACCTGGTGGGCCCCGACGGAGGACACGGCGATCTGGTGTATCCGGTTTTCCTTGAAAAAGGTGGGATTGCCGAAATAGTTGATGCATCCCGTCCATACCCCGTCCGAGCCGATGCTTGCCCGCCAGCTGTCGGTGGACAGTCCGAGATACTGGCTCCAGTTCTTGAAGTCGCCCAGCGCGCAGCAGTAAACCTCATTGATGTTCCCCACGCCGGGAATGTTCCCGTAGAAGCAGCCCCACAGCCGGTTTTGCGCTTCGCATACAAAGTCCATGTCCGGCACCCTGCGCCTGATGGTGACCTCCTCGCTGTCCACATTGCGGTTGATGCCCTGCAGGCCCACCAGTACGATGTAGTCATTTGTTGCGCCGTCCTCGCCGCCCACGGCGTACAGGATCTTGCTCCCGTTGAGATCATCGTGGTACAGTCCCGTGATCTCCACGCCGTCCATCTCCCGGAAGTGCCTCGGCAGCTGGCCCTGCGTGTTGAAATTCACGCGCGTATACACCGTCTCGATTACCGTCCAGCTCTCTGTATACGTGCTGTAGATCTTGACGACATCTTCGCCGGTATCGATCCAGATGTCATTCTCCTGCGGGTTGCTCGGCTTGCTGCTGCCGCGCGTCATTCTCTGGGGGTTATAGACCGTGCCGTCCTGGTGGCACATGTAATAGGTCACCGGTCCCTCATAGCTCCACGCCGCTTCCATCCTGCCGTATTCCCCGGTCATGGTGTTGTAGTACACCTTGTCCGGGAAAATGCAGATGTACGCGCCCATGCTCACAAGCTGCGTTTCCTTTTCCGTCTGGAGCCTCAGCGGGTCCGCCAGGTCTTCCATGACCTTGAACCCGTTGGCGTAAAGCACGCCGTAGTCCTCACCGTTTACGGTCTCGGTCTCTACCCAGTAAAGGCCCTGCTTCTTGATGATGGCGCGCAGGCCGTGGAATTCGTGCCCGCCCACGCCGGTCATGATGCCGCGCTTGCGGCGGTTTGCCAGCAGCGGGTAAAGCGCTGTGCTCAGGTTCTCCGTGTCGTAAAATTCGCCGTTGCCGATTTTGAGATTATGATTATACCCGGCGAAGGTATCGGTCAGAATTTTCTGACTCGGCGCGCCTGACACCATCGGTAGCCTTGGCATGTCTCAATACCTCCATCCGGGAAATTTTTTGAGGGGCACGCTCCGGTTATACCAGGCGGCCCATTGGCTGTACTCGCTGTTGAAAACAGCGGCGTACAGGTTGTAGCGGTCTGTTTCCGCGTCCGCCAGCGCGATCCTTGACCGCAGGAACGCCACATACACGTCCCGCGCGTAAGGCTCGCCGATCAGCAGCTCGACCTCGGGCTTATTGTAGTCGGCGGCCTCGAAGCGCGCCGCGGTTTCCTCGTCCTCATGGCATGCGATAAGCTCCTGAAAGATTTTGCCGTCCAGGTCCCGCAGCCATTTAAGCTTCAGCTCGTTGCTGTACTGGTTCGGAGACAGATCGTTCGCCTCCGTGATTATGTCGTATGCGCTTACCGTTTTCACAATCTGTCTCCTTTGCCTTATCCGTTCTGGTGCCTGCTCTCTTCGTACCGCATTTCGTTCCGCTGGTCATCCATATAGATCGCCGCGCCGTCCGCGCGTTTGATTTCCTCAGCCACGAAATCCGGCACTTCCGAGGTCTTGCCCTTGGGGATCAGGTAGTTGACGCCGTTGATGCCGACGAAGAGGTTGGGGTCCTCTCTGTTGCTGGCAGCCCTGGGCACGAAGATTTTCACTCTCTTGGGCTTGGTCTCCTGCGGGGTAGGCTCCTGCGGGGTAGGCTCCTGCGGGGTAGGCTCCTGCGGGGTAGGCTCCTGCGGGGCGGTCGCCTCGGTGTTCTCTTCAACAATGGGTTCTTCGATTCCCTTGGTTTCCTTTGCCATGGTTTTTTCTCCTTTCAAATGCTCCACGGGGATGGTTGATCCCCGTGGAGTTTTTTGCTTAATAGTTACTCTCGTCCGTCGCGGAGAAGCTGGAGCAGCTCATCACGCGCAGCACGCGCTCCGGGTACAGGATGGTGGCGCCGTTGGTCTCCAGCTTGTAGCCGATGGTGCTGAACTGGTTCAGCGGGCCGCCGATCTCGTCCTTATCGTGGACGATCATTTCCAGGCCGCCGCCCTCGGGGTCGATGATGCCGAAGGAGTCCAGGCCGAAGAAGTAGGTGGCGTAGGTCGCACCGTTTGCCTTGTTCTTGTAGCTTACAGCGCCGTCGCCCTCGCCGACGGTCAGCAGCACCGGGGCAAACACGTTCTCGATGAAGCGCACGCCGTGCAGCTCGCCGATCTCGCCGTTGAACTGCTCCTCCGGCGCGGCGTACTTGTGGGCCTCGATCCAGCTCTCCGAGCTGCGCAGGTCGTGGGCCACCGAGGGATGGATGACCGCGCAGTACTTGCCGTTGATCTTCGGCACGCGGTTCTTCTTCATGATGGTGACGGCCTTGTTCACCATCTCGGGGGTCAGCATGGACATGACGGTCGCGCTGCCCTCCATGGTGGCCGGGCTGGTAGGGGTGCCGGCGACGGCGCCGGTGGCGAGGGTGATGTTGTCGCAGTACAGGACGTTGGTCCCGGTCAGGAGCGCGTTGCGGATCAGCTTCTCCTGCGTCTCGGCGGCGCTCGCGCCCATCTCCACCGTCGCGCCCAGGATCACATCGTCGTATGCTCTGAGCTCCAGCTTGTCGGTGATGGCGGTGTAGGTGCCGTACTGGTCGACGCTGCCGACAACGTTGGTCACGCCAAACTTCTGGCCGGTGGGGATGACGCCCTCGGTGAGCTTGGCCGCCCGCTCGAAGGTGTTCCACTTACGCCACTCAACCGTACCCTTGTGGTTTTTGGGCAGGGTCTGTCTCTTGCCGAACTGCGCGTAGAGAAGCTCGGGTCTGGCGTTTTCCAGCAGCTCCGTGTCGTAAAAGGCCTTGAGCTCGGCGGACATGTCGTTGCTGCTGGTTCTGGGGGTCTCTACGCCGGTATAGGCGTTGACCATGTTCTCGGTTGCGTTCACGTTGTCGCCCGCTTCGGCGAAGAACTGGAGGCTGAAAATCATGGTCAGCATGTTGATAAGTTTCTTTTTCATGTTGTTTCTCCTTTCGTTTGCCCTCCCTCCCCTTGCCTCCACCAGCCGCGCACGCGGCGATTTGGGGGAGGGGGACCGCTTCAGCGGTGGAAGGGGTATGAGAGGGGTCTAATTGCGGCTTGGGTATTTTCTCATGATGTAGGCGCGGCGCTGCTCACGGCTCATGGCGCGCAAGTCGGGTGTCGCGCTCACGCTTGCCATGGCGGCGCTGCCGTTTTCGCGCGGCCTGCTGCCTCCCGCGGCCACCGTTGCCGCCGCGGCCTGCTTGGACTGTCTGGCGATCTGCGCGGCCTGCTGCTTGAGGATGTCCTTGTAGTGCAGCCCGATGTACGCCTCGTCTGCCGGCAGCATGCCGGGGGCGGTGCGGCGCACGAACTCGGGGTCCTGCATTGCCTTCCTCAGATCGAAGTCCGGCACGATCTCCTGCACGGCCCTCGCCTGCTCCTGCACGCGGTTGAAGTGCTCCCGCAGCAAGGCCTCACGTTTGGCCTTTTCCTCGGCCTGCCTGCGCTGCTGCTCGATCGCGTCCGCTTGCTCCAGCTTCCGGGCCACCTCCACGCTCACGCCCATTTCCAGGGCCTTTTCCGTGTAGAAGCTGTCATCCTTGGTTACGGCCTCGTTGAGCGCGTCCAGGTCAAAGCTGCCGTCGTCGCCCTGCTTGATGCCGTACTTTTCACCAAGGATTCTGAGCATTGGGGAAATCTTCTCCATCTGCGCGTTGGCCGCGTTCCTGGCTTCGGTGGCCGCCTTGCCGCGCTCCGCCATCATCTGCTGGAGCTTGTCCTTGTTCTCCTGCCTGGCGAAGAAGGCGTCCCACTCGTTGCTGCCGCCGTCATCGGCGGCCTGAGCCTCCGCTCCCTGCGAAGGCTGGGAGGGCTTTGCAGTCTCGACCGGCGCTTCCTGCGCGGGCGCTGCCTTGCCCCGTTTCCTGTCCATGCGCTGTTTGTGTCTCTCTGCGTATTCGCGGGGCACGCCCAGAGCTTCCAGATCCCGCCCGGCGTCGGCGGCATTGTCGCCCGATTCTCCCGCGCCTTCGCCGCCGTCGCCTCCGGAAGCGCCGTCCGCGAAAAACTGCAGGCTGTAAAGATAACGGAATTTGCTCATTGACATAAACTTCTCCTTTCACGTCCGGTTGAGGGGACGAACCTTTTATGTCCTGCCCCTATCATACAAAAACAGGGTGGGTAAATGTCACCCACCCTTAGAAACTTTTTTTCGCGGCTTACCACAAGCGGTATTTGTTTACCGTACTCTGCGAGTAGAAACAGAGTGCAAGTGCTTCTTTCTGCGCTGCACTGATCGGCAAAGCGTTGATTTGCGGCATGACCTTCTGCGTTTTGGAGTTCTTGATCGTCTCGCCGTTTGCGTCAAGATCTGAGTGCGTATCATTGAATGCTGTCCATACTCGGACAAAGGTTTCTTTACTGACGCCGGCTCTTGCGCAATTGGAATTATAATCTTTGATCGCCGATGCGGTTATGCTTTCCGCGCCCTTTACGTTCTTCTGCCACTCCCAGACTGTAATGATCTCATCCGCTCCTTCTCTGTTGTAACCGCCGTATTTTGTGAGATAATTCAGCATTGTTGCGCGAGAGATATCGCCGCGCTGGAAGTCCGCCTTCCGCTCGCTCCACAGATAGCCGGTGTCGCGGTCGTACTCGTATTCCTTGATCGTCGCTTCTGCTTTGATGGCATTCAAACCGTCGTATTCCATGAGGGCCTTTTTCAGCTGCTGCTTTGTGATATCCCCGTCAATGTAAAGGCTCTTGCGATTGGAATAGCTCCATCCGTTCTTTTCAAGGAACTTTTTGTCCTTGGCCCATTCTGCCACGGTCTCGACCGCTTTGTTAACGCTCATGTCCGCGTAGTTGTGCAAAAAATTTCGTGCTTCCGCTTCGGTGAACTTCCTGCTGCCAACGAAATCTGTAATTTCTTCACTTAACTCCTTGCCGTAAAACAAGTCTTTGGCAAAAGATTCCGCTTTGTCGTAAATGTCGCTCTTTTTCACCCCGTGCCCGGTGAGGTCCTGCGTTTCGGCCTTGAATGCCGTCTGGTCGCCGTTGAAGGCCGCCCGCAGCGCCCCGGTATATTTCCCGTCGTCGCCGGTGTCCCAGCTCTTCACGGTCAGATACGCCTCGTTCGCGTCCATTCCGCAGTACCTGGTCAGGATGTCCTGCGCCTCCTGTGCCGTGAGCTTCTGCCCTCCGGCGACCAGGCGCTCGTTCTTACTCAGCTCCGCCCCGGTGAAAACCTTCTTGACAAAGCTCCGGATCTGGCTGCTCGCGTCCTTTTCGGAAATGCCGTGGCTCGTCAGCTGCTCCAGCTCATGCTGGTATACGCCGTCCTCGCCGTGGAAAGCCCCCGCCTTGATCTGGGTGTACTTGTCCTCGCCTTCAAACCCTCTTGCTGTCCAGTACGCGTCATTTTCATCCTTGGCAAGCCCCTTTTCAAGCAGCAGCTTTTCCGCCTTCTCCCCGCTCATATATCCGCCTGCCACGGCGTCCTGTATGGCCTTCACCTCCCCCGCGTCGTAGGTCTTGATCTTCTTCCCTGTCAGCGGCGCGGCGAGCGTGTTGTATACCGCCGCCACATCCCGCGTCAGGTTCGCCGCCGGGAGCCCTATGCCGTTGGAAAGCGCCTGCAGCGTCTTGTAGATCTTCCCCCACGTTGTCATGTTCCCGTAGTAGGTGACCTGCGTCGGCTTTTCAAGGATGCCCCTTTGCAGCTCTATGGTCTCCTTCCAGATGTTATACGCCGCGAATACGTCGTCGAGCGCCGCCGTGCCCATGTCCTTGTTCTTGTAGCCCTGCAGCCTGGAGATGTACGGCTTCAGCCAGGGGATCTTTCCGATGATCGTCAGATCCTGCACGAGGTTCCCGCTGAAAAGATTGCCCTCTCCGAACATGGCCTGCGCCCACTTTCGCAGGAAGCTTTCATAGTCGTCGTCATCCCGGAACGCGTCCGCAAGGCTTTCCACAATGGCGGAGAATGCCGCGCTGCTCGCGTATACGGTGAAAGCCTTCGCCAGATTCCCCGCGCTCTTCTTCCACCCTTCCTTCCCGCCGTACTGCCGCACGTTCATTCTGGTCTCCATCGCCGCGTCCATCACCATGCTGTAGCTCAGCGTCGGCTCTGCCATGAAGGCGGTCATGGCCTTGCTCGCTTTCGTGTTTCCGCGCATCAGCTCCGAGCGCGTCAGTGTCGAGTCCATGACCTGGCTCGAGTAGATGACCTCCCGGAACAGATCCGCCGTTTTCTTTTTAAGCTCTTCGCCCTGAAGCCCGGTCTCCGCCGCGGTCTGCATCTTGCACGCTACCCACAGCCTGCCCCAGGTCTTCCTGTCGCCGAGCTCCGCAAGCGCCATGGATTTTTCAACGAGCTTGTCCTTCCAGCTCTCATCATGCCGGATCTGATCCCGCATCCCGCGGGCAAGGTTGGTGTCCACGCCGCCGATATCCTTCCAAACGCCCGTTCCGGAGTACTGCATCATCTCCTTGTAGGCGTTCTTATCCGTGAAGGCCTTGAGCAGATACTGCGGCTTTACGCGGTACGACGCTCTCACGTAGCTTGTCGGCTGCAAAGCCGCAACCCTCAGGTTTGCCCCCACGGCTGCCGCCTTGTAGTTGCTCATGAGCTTGGAATCCCACCCGGTTCCCCGGTCGCCGTTTTCCGTCTCGCCGTTGATGTCCTTCATCAGCGTCTTGAAGTAGTTGAGCGCTTCATCGCCGAAGGCGTTCTTCATGGCGTCCTGCGTCGTGCGCACGTCGTACATCCCGTCTCCCAGGTCGATCCGTTCCTTGTAGCTGAACCATTTGATCGCGTCTAGGATCGGCAGCCCCAGTCCGTTGAGCTTTGCCATGTCCGCCATGTGCTCGGCGAAGGTGTCGAAGATGTCCCCCACGATCAGAGAGTTGGATGCCCGCGGGTCGATTGCCTTGCTCGCCGATATGTTCAGCAGCCGGAACATGCTGTTCTTCTGCGCGTCGGTGTCCGCCATGGGCCGCTCTGTGCTGCTTGTCTTGATGGGGTAGTACCCCGGCCCCTCGTCATAGAAGTTATAGCCCCAGCGCCGCATGCTGATCTCGTTGCCCCACTCGGCCCCCTTCTTTGCCATGTACCGCTGCAGCGTTTTGGCAACCTCAAGCTGTCGCTCGGTCAAAAGCCTTGTCACGGCCTGCAGGTCCTCCACGCCCATGTGATAGCGGTCCGCGCTGCCGCGCACGCCCTTTTTGGTCTTCACGTCGCCGAAGCGTATGCCGCCGCGCTCGATGTGCTTCACCGCCTGCTCGCGCCCCAGCAGCATCGCAAGCTCCATGATCTGCGCCGTCGTCACCTTCACCTTCACCGGCGTCTCGCTCCCGTCCGAAAGCTCGATCTCGTGCGTCTCCTTCTGCCAGGCCCGCACCTCCTCCGGCGTGTATGCCTTCTCGGCGAAGTCGATCACCTCCCGCGCGTTGAAGGCCATCTTCTCCCAGCCCTTCGTCAGCGCCTCGAAAATGGCCTTTCCGCCCTCGCCGTAGCGCCGCATCGCGTAATACGGGGTCACGCCCTTCCAGGTCGCCAGGCCGAGGAGCTTGCCCTGCTCGCCCTCGCTGGCCTTGCCCAGCTCCTGCATGTGCCGGATGTCGTTGTCCGCCGCGTCCTGTACACGGCTGAACCTGTCGTTTGCAAGGAAGCTGTTCATGTTGTCGATGGCCTTGGCCATGTTCTCCAGGAACTTGTTGAACATCTTCAGCTCCTGCGGCAGCAGGTCGCTGAAGCGGAGTTCTCTGCCCTCCTCCTGGGCCTGCGTTGCCTCCTTGCCGATCTCCCGCACAAACTCCCGGATCTCCGCCGACACGTCAAACAAGCTTCCCAGGCTCTCCTGTTCGTCGATCGCCTGCTCGAGCCGGAGCAACCTCTCTCCGAAGCTCGCGTCCAACATGTCGCGCTTCTGCCACTCCAGCTCTTCCTCCCGCGTCATCTGTGCCGCGCTCTTCTCCGGTCCCTTGTCCAGCTCCAGCGTCTCCAGCAGATCCCGGATCGGGCCGCGCAGGCTCTCCGGCACGTTTTTCCTTGCGTCGCTGTGGGTGATCAGATTGCTCAGCCTTTCCGCCTTCTGTCCGATGCTGTTGCGGTACCGGGTGGTCATCGCGGCCTCGATCCGCCGCGCGCTCGCCCACTGGTCAAGATCGCGGTAATAGTCCTGCATGCCCTTGAGCTTCTTTTCTCCCCGCGCCCGCTCCTTGAGCTTTGCCTGGGTCTGCTTGCTCTTTCCCTCGGCCCGCACCTGCTCCACGCGCATTTCCGCATTCGCCAGCAGGGACCTGTATCTGTTCTCCGCCTTTTCCAGCGCCTCTGTCAGGTCTGTCAAGTCCTTTCCCAGCTCCCGTGCCTCCTGGGCGTTCTCCTTCTCAAGCTCCCGGATTTTTTCCCGCAGCTGCTCGATTGCGCCCTGCGCATGGTCTGTGTTGATCCTCGGCGTGGGCCGCAGTGCGCCCTCCATCGTCTCCATCGCGATCGCGTTGGCAAGGCTCTCTATGGCCTCCCCGCGGTATTGCGCAAACGGGTTTACCTCCACCGGCGCCGCCGCCCGGATCGCCGCCGCGATGGCCAGCAGCTCCTCGCCCTCGTTGGCAAGATCCGGGAAGTATCCCTTCCCGTATTCGCTCTGGATATCGGCGTAAAACTGGCTCACGCTGGTGTATCCGTCGTCTGCCGTGCTGAAACTTCTCTTCTTGAGCGTCGTGTTGAAATAGCGCCGCCTCACCGCGTTGTAGCCGCCCTCCTGGTCGAGCTCGCCTAAAAACTTCGGGTCGATCATGAGCTTTGCGTCTTTTACCCTGCTCTTGACCTCCTGCATGGTGCTGTCCTCCATGCGGGCCTGCTCCCTCGCCTCGTCCACGATCTGCGCCGCGATCTGCCGCGCCCGCGCCTTGACCTCTTCGGCGTCCACCTGCTCGGTCTGCAGGATGTAGTCGCCCAGGCTTTTGAGCGCGTCCGCGATCTCCGCCTTGTCGGCCCTGCTGCTGTATTCCTTTGTCAGCCTCCGGGCCATCTTCCGCGCGTCGCTCTCCCGCACCTCCTGGGTCTTTGTGAGACTCAGCCGCTTCTGCAGCCGCGCGATGGTGCCGCCCTGCTTTTTTGCGAGCTTCTGCAGCGCCTCCACCGTCTCCTTCAGCGCCGCGTTCTCGCTGGCAATGCGGGTGTAGGCCTCCGCGCGTCCGTTGCTCTCCGCCGCCGTGTCCCCCGCCGTGTCGTCCCACTTCTGGTAATTTGTCCCGCTCCAGGTCTGGAATTGGGTCTTTCTCTCCGGCGCGGAGTCTTTCCCGAACAATTCTTCCCATGTTTTGCCGGAAATCTTGACGTCGTCTTCCGCGTATGTTATACTGCCTACAGAACCAACGTTTGGTGTTCGTGACGGCAATTGTAGCCCGAGCTGCTTCAACCATTCGTTGGTTCTTTCGTTTTCTTCTGATCCGTCAATATAGAGGATTTCCGAAGACATCAGCATATTTCGCATCTGGTTGTTGCGTCTGGAATATGCGCCGGTGATAACGCTGAGATCGACATTAAGGTTCTTTCCCATCCCCGGCGTAAGAGACACAGTTGCCAGCATCTTGCGTCCTGTCTTGGTCTCGACCGTGCCAAAGAGTACAATGCTTCCGGGAACAGTCTTCGACTTGAGCACAAAAACCGGCCTTTCTGTGATATCAGGGACCTGTTTAATCACGTCAAGATCGATTCCCTCCCCTGCGTGGTCAAGCAGGATTTTTTCCATCTTGCTCTTTCCCCAAATAAGAATGCCATCCCTGACGCCTATACTCTTGAGAGCTTCTGAGGTAGTGCTGACTCTGAAAAACTCAGGGCTGTCAAGACGTTCCTGCGATGTTGTATTGTCATACCACTGCTGTACTTCTTCCCCAAATTCAAGGGCATTCCATGCCTGCCTCTTCACGCCGCCTATATTCTGGGCGGCGTTTTCGTTTGCCTCGCTCTTGGCTCCCCCGCTGGGGGAGCTGTCGCCGCCGCTTGCGGCGGTGACTGAGAGGGCCGCGTCGTAGTTCTGTGCCGCGGCCTCGATGCCGTTGTCCCACAGCTCCTGAATGCGGTCAAGGCTGCCGTCCAGCGCACGCACGGCCTCATAGATCGCGCCCCGGCTTACGTCCACCTCGGCGAAGGCGTCCTTCACCTTCTGGCTCCAGTCTGCGATCCAGTCCGCGATTCTTGCGGCAAGGCTCATGTTCTGGCGGGCAAGCTTGTTGATGGCCTTGCTGTCAAGCAGCATCGTCTGGCAGGCGTTCGCCACGACCTCGTCAAGCGCCTGCTCGTCGGTGAGCGCCCGGCCCTTCTCCCATTCCTTCTGCTGCTGGATAAGCGTCTGGAGCTTCTGCGGGTCCGCCTTGAGGATCTCCTGCACGATGAAGTCCTTGAGCTGGCTGTACTCCTCCGGCGCGTACTGCTGCATCCAGTGCGTCATCTCGTGGGAGAGGGACGCCGCCGCCATTGTCTGGCTGAAATCGCCCACGCCGAGACCTGCGTTGATGTTGATGTACACGCGCCCGCCGAAGGTGTAAGCGCCGCCCATGCCCGCGTCCGCGCTGATAAACACATAGTCCAGGTTGACAGCATCTGCAAGCCGCTCGACCATGGCAACAACCTTCTGCTGCTGCCGAGTGAGCTTCTCCGGGTCCACGCCGTCATACTTCACGCCCTCGATGGTGCCGCCGCCGAAGCTGACGGTGCCCTTCTTGCGCTGAATGGTCTTCCTACCTTCGATCTGGGCCTTGCGCTTCTCCAGCTCCCGGATCTGCTTCTGCGCTTCCTGCGCCTTATCCCGGAGCTTGTAGGCCCGCTCCAGCATCTCCTTGTAGGGTTCGCTGTTCTTCGCGTTGGGGTCTGCCTTCTCCAACGCTTCCAACGCGTTGTACAGCGTGTTGAACTCGTCCATCACACGCTGGCCTGCCTTGCGCGTTGCGTCTATCGCCGTGTCCACAGCCTCCAGCGCCTGCGCCGAGACCGTGGTCGTGCCGGTGATGGCTGCCGCACGCTTCCGCATCTCGCGGTAAGACTCGCCCAGCGCCTTGTCCGCTGCCTGCTGCCGCGCGCGCTTTTCATTGCCGATCTCCTGCGCAAGCCTGGCCTGCTCGTCGGTCAGCACGCCCACCACATCGGCGGCCTTGCCTTCCCGCGCGTTCTGTACGGTCTCCTGCACATCCGCGCCGTGGGCGGCATAGAGCACCGCCTTGTTCATAGCCGTTGCCATACGCCCCACGTCCTGCCTGCTGTCGTAGATCTTGACGGCGTCCTCCGTCCTCTCGCCGAGGAAAGACAGCGCGCTTTCGACCTTCGTGCGCCCCTCTTCGGTGCTTACGTCCGCCGTGCCGGTTGCCGTGGTCTGCGCGTTGCTCGCGCCGAAGCTCCACGCCGTCCGCGCCTGCTTCGGGGATAGCCCGTACTTCTCGCCCATGGCCTGCACCGTCTCCTCCATCGTGGCGCCCTGCTCGCCCATGTTGTAGGCGTCCCGCGTGCCGATGGCGAAGTCCTTGACGCCCGCTTTGCCGTCGTTCAGTGTCTCCATGAGCCGCCCGCGCTGGTTCTCGTCCAGCGTGATCCCGGAATCGGACAGCACCGTGGATACAAGGCTGTCGGCGTCCTTCTGATTCACGGTCTCCCGGTACTGTTCCGCTGCCCCGCTGCTCTCGATAATGTCATAAAGCTGCCGTGCCTGCCCGCGGTTGAGCTTGACGCTGCCGTCCTTGCCCTTTGCCGCCTGCTCGATTTCGCGGATCTGCGCGGCATACTGCTCGCCGCCACTCTGTTTGGCGCTGTCAAGGAGGGTCTGCGCGTCGCCATTGAAGGCTCTGTTATCGTTGATCTTCTGCACACCGCCCTGTATAACGGTCTGTCCGCCGCCGAGCAAACCGCCCACGACAGCGCCGCCGGTGAACTCCTGCGCAGAAGTCCAGGGGTTGAAGATTGCGTCCGTGTCGCCGGGATCAAGCGAGGCAACCTTCGCGCCGGTCGCCGGGGCCTTGACGCCGCGCTCGAAAATGCCCTGCGCCACTTCCTCCAGGCCCTCGCCGAGCACGCTGTCCTTGAACCACTCCACGACAGCCTTCTTGCCGCCCTGCTCTTCGAGCTGCCGCAGGCGCATCGGGAAATTCTGAATGCCGCCCAGGGTCTCGTCCGCGCCGCCAACTTCGATCACGGCATTGAAGAAGCTGTTTATCATGGTGTAGATTGCCGCGTCACGCGGGGACATGCCGGATTCCTCGGCAGTCTCCGCGCTGTCGCCGATAGCCTGGACGTAGGAGGACCAGAACTGCGGGTTCTGCATCAGCGTACTGGCGGACTGCCGCGCCATCATCCCGGCGGCCTCCATGCCCTTCGCCGCCTGCAAGCCGGAAACGTACTGCAAGCCCGCCGTTGTCGCGTTGTTCAGCAGCGGTGAGGCAAGATCAAGGCCGCGGGCAGCTGCATCTATGCCTGGTGCATAGCCCATAAAGACCGCCTCAAGCGCCATCGGCACCGCCGCCACGAAGGAAGTGCCGAAGTTGTCCACGATCTGGGCGGCCTTGCTGCTGTTGGCGTTGGCCGCGAAAACCTTCTCATTGTGTGCCTTGGTCTCTTTCAGGGTCTCGTACCAGTTGGTGAGTAAGTTTCCCTTGTTCTCCACGGGCTTGATATTCGCCCTGGTGAGACTGTTCACGCCGCCAATAATGCCGTTGATTGTCTCAATTCCGAGGGAGTGGATCTGCTCTGCCGCATCACCGAAAAGCCAGTTAAGGCCGCCCACCATGCTGGTTGAAAACTGGTCAGCGCCCTTGTACCAAGCGCCCTTGGCAATCTTCCCCCAGTCGGTTTTCTCCCCGGTAACCTGGCTGCTGTCCACGCCGAGCAGCTTGTCTATGCGCTTCTGCGCGGTCGTGCGCTGGTCTTTGGCCGCTGCCATCCCTGCCTGATAGCTGCCATCCGCCATGCCTTCCCGCAGGTAGGACCGGTTCCCGCGCCCGTGGCTGTACTCGTCAAGCGCTTCCTGCTCCTGCTGCCGCCGGGCAACATAGTCCTCCCATTCCTGCTGGGTGTTCACCAGCGTATTGTTCAAAAGCTGGAATCTGTCATCAAGTGCCGCAGCGTTCGGGCCGCCCTGCGCATTGTTGACTCTAACAAGCTCTTGGTTCAGCTTATCAAATTTCCCCATGCTGTCCTCCTGTGTCCGGCATTACTTGTTTGCCATCTTTTTCTTGAGCTTTTCGAGCCGCGCCTTGCCCGCATCCGTGGTCGGCGTTGCCATCGTGTCCCCTTCGGGGCCGTAGTTGTAGCCGCTGTTGTCCTGCGAATATACCTGTTCGAGTGTCTTATACAGTACGTTGTCGCTATAGCCAGCCGCCGAAGAAGCATTCCACCAGTCTGCAAGGCTTCCTGTATCGTTATCAAGATACGGGTCGTAAGCGCTGTAGCTTCCGCCGCCACCGCCGCCGGAACGACCGCCGCCGGAACCTCCGCCGGAAGATCCGCCGCCGCCTGCGTTGTAGGTGCTCCACTCCTTGAGCGCCATCGTGCGCTCGTCCATGCTGACGCCGCGCTGGTACTCGGCTGCAATTGCGTCGGCGGCTGCCCTGGTCATGCCCGCCGCCTGGAGCTCGTAGTCTGAGGGAACATAGCCGCTGGCCTTGATCGCCGCGTACAGGTTGGCATAAGCGTCCAGCTGCCTGTTGTATGCCGTGTTCTCGGCTGCCGTCCGCCTCTTGTAGTCCTCGGCCTCAAGCTGCGCGGCGTATGCTCTCTCGCCCTCCCAGTCGCCCAGTGCGTCCCGGTATCTGCCGTACTCCTGATCCCGCAGATCTCCGAGCAGGCCGTACTGCTTGAGCAGTTGGTCGCCCTGGTCCTTGTACTGATCGTAGGCCATGCCGTAGAGCGTGGGGATGACCTCGGTCAGATTCTGCAAATAGGCGTCATACGCCTGCTGCCCTGCCTGCTGCCCGTAGGTGCTGCCGTAGCCGCCCGTGAGCGCCGCCGCCTGCCCCATGGTGTCCTTCATGGCAAGTTTGCCGCCCTGGATGTACTCGTCCTTGTATGCCTGGTACAGCGGGTCCTTGGCCGCGTCGTAGGAAAACGGTTCCCTGCTCGTGATCCTGTCGTAAAGCTCCCCCATCTCCCCCTCGTAGCTGCCCGCATACGTGGGCTTTGCCGTGGGCGGGTTCTCGCTTACGTACTTTTCATACAGGCTGGGCCCCGCCATCTGATAAAGCTTTTCCTGTCCTTCCGGAATGAACGGCATTGTCACTCTCTCCTTTCGTACTTCACACAGTCCAGGTACTGGCCTGCCATCAGCTCCAGTCCCCCGGCTATGGTCTCCATCATGACCGTGCAGTGGTCGCGCCCCCACAGGCCGCTCGGCCTGCACCGCACGTCAATGAGTCCTCTCCCCGCGTCCGTCTCGATCTCCGCGTTGTAGTCTTCCTCTCCCGCCGCCAGCAGCAGCGCAAAGCCCAGCGCAGAGATCCCGGCGCATACCAGGTCCTTTCCCTTCGCGGCGCTGCCCGCGTGCCCGTCAATGCGGATGTGGAAAGTGCGCGGTTCATAAAGGATGTTCGTCATCTCTGCGCCTCCGTCGTCTTGGCTGCCCTCTCTCGGGCTCTCTGCGTGATGCCGTTTTCCTTCTCGCCCTCGTCAAGCTTCGGCTCCTCGCCCGGTGTCGCCGTCGGCATCGCCGGTCCCGCGCCCTGGAACTGCGCCGCAAGCTGCTCTGTCAGATTCTTCCCGCTCTGCATGTCCACAAGCCGTGCAAGCTGCAAGGCCACCGCCTGCGTCTGCCGCAGCATCTGGAACAGCGTGCCGTTCTGGGCGATCTTCTGCATGAGCTCGTCCTTGCCCTCAAAGTCCATCATTTCAAGGCACTGCAGCGCCGGCGTCGCCTGCTGCGGGGCAAAGAAGCCCGCCCCGTAGAGCTGCAGGGCAAGCTCGTTCTGCGCCGTTCTGGTGTAGGCGTTGCGCTTCTGGACCTTGACCTTGATGTCGTAGACCGGAAGTCTGTAACCCATGAGCTCCCCGCCTACCATCATCGGCTGCGGCTGCATCATGCTGTTGTCCATGCTGGCAAACTGCATTTGCCCCTGCTCTCCCATGATGCGGAACTGACGCGGCATGTCGTAGAACTGCCGCACAAGCTCGATGAGCATTTCGATCATGTCGCCGTAAGCGCGGTAGCTTGCGCGGATCGCGTCCCGGCTGGTCTTGCCGCTGGCCTCCTGCAGGGCGGCGATGGCCGAGGCCGCCGTCACGCCGCTGGTTGACACGCCTGTGCTGCTTTCCGTGTTCCCGCTCGTCTCCCTGAGTTCCGCCACCTTGTTCTGATAAAAGCCCAGGTAGTTGCCCGCCAGCGCGTTGTAGTCGATAGGCCGTATTCCCGTGTCCTCCAGTGTGCCGCTCACTTCGACAAACGGCTGGTTCACGTCGGCAAACTGCTCTTTGTTGATGCTGTTGCCTGCCCGCATGAAATAGCGCGGGTTTGCGCCGTTCATGGCGTTTTTGAGGAAGGCCGTGTCCAGCAGATCGATCTGGATCTGCGGATTCATGCTGATGTCCACATAGCCGTACCCGCAGGGGCTCCCCTCGATTGGCCACATGGGATCAAACACAAAGGGATAAAGGCCGTGGTCATACAGTCCCGCATGCTGCGCCTCCATGCCGTAGCCCACGCCCTCCGTCGGATCGATGCCGTGCGCCATGAGCTCCTTGGCAACCGGTTCAAGCTCGCTGTCGCGCTGCGCCTGGGCCTGTTCCTGCTGCATCTGCTCATTCTCGGTAGAGGCAAGCACGACGTTGTTGACGTACTTGCAGTAATGCAGCACGGTCTTTCCGTTCTTCCGCGCCTTGTAATACACGTCCACCACGGCGCTCTTGCCGTCCGTCGGGACCGTATCGTCGTAGAGAAAGCGCGTGATGGTCTTGGTCAGCCCCTTGAGCTTGTCCTTGAGCTGCGGGTACATCCCCTCCAGCACCTCGTTGTCCTGCAGCTCCACGTGGAACATGTAGCGGCTCTTCTGGATATCGGTGATCCCCGGCTCCCAGAAGATCGACAGCAGATCCACGCGCTGGATGTCGACGTCTCCGAGCCCGTTGAGCTTGTCCGGGTCCCACACGATCTTATAGACCGCCGTGCCGGTCTTGAGCTTCTGCCACATGTTCGCGTCGTACACCGCCTCGAACTTGGCCTGCTCCAGCACCACCGGCAGCACGCTTGACAGCATCTTTGCCTGCTGTCTGTCCCCCGGCTCTCGCGGCAGCACCAGAGGCTCCGGGTAGTTCTCCATCGCGTCTGCGTGCTTGGATACGATCACGTTGTGCAGCCATGCGCTCTTCGCCCGAAAGTTGTCGTCCCAGCCGATGCCGTTCTGCTTTCTGGCCTCGCTCTCGTTTCTGAGCTTCCACCAGTTTTCCGCGCTCACCACGCGGGCCTCCAGTCTCTTCTTCCCGGCCTTATACTTCTCCAGGATCTTATCGAAATCCAAAAGCCGCTTCTCATCCACCGGCAGCGTCGTCACTGCCTCCCCTGCCATGATTTCATTCTCGTCCATCTTATCCCTCCTGTTATTTGGTCAGCATATTTAACGGGTCACTCAGGATTACCCTCTTCGGTGCTTCTCTGATCGGCTTGACCGGTCTTGTCATGCACATGTACCGCCACTCGTCGGCGATATGGTCCTCCAGGCTGGTGTCCAGATCCTCCGGGCTGGTTTTGTCATACATCATCAGCGGGATCGTCCGGATAAAACCCGCGCAGTTTTTGAAGACATACATCCGCGCGTAGCCTTCTTCGTCGAACTGCAGCCGGTAATGGCACTGCATCCAGCCCGGTATGCGCTCATGGTCGCCGGGGACAAAGTACAGCCCGTATCGCATGGCCGTTTCCGCGATGCTCTCTCCGCGGCTTCCGTCCCAGATCGCGGGATCTGCCACGCCCTCGATCTTCTTGCCCTTGAGCCACGGGTGCTCCCGCTCGATGCGCGCGATCTCCTGGAACTGTTTGTCCGGAGCCCACCGCAGGCCTTCGTTCGGCGTGCCTGTACAGCCGTAAAGCTCCATGATCCGGTACAGCACCCCGTCGTAGTCGATCGCCCACCACGCGCAGGAGAAGGGCTTCCCATAACCGAAGTCATAGCTCCTGTAAATGGTCCAGTGCCTCGCCTCCCCTCGGCTGAGGTCGACCGGATCTATCACATGGCACCATCTGTGCTGTGCCAGCAGCTCCTCCTCCGTCAGCGTGCAGCCATGCTTTCTCGCCTCCATCACGTCCGGCACGATGCGCAGCTCCTCGAAAAACTGTCCCTCGAAGATATCCCAGTTCCCGCGCAGCCATGCTTCCTGCAGCTTCGGCGGCAGTGTTTTCAGCTGGTTTAGGTAATCCGGGTTTTTCTCCATGAGCGCCCGGTTGTCGGTGACCAGGCTCTGGATGAACACGTATTCCTCCGGGTCCTCATGCTCTTTGAACCGCCGGTCGATAAACAGGCGCTTGACCCATGCGTGGCCCTCGCCGCCGGGGTTGCATGTGTAATAGATCCGCTTCGGGAAATCGTTTGTTCCGCGCACGCAGGCCCGCAGCTTCTCCATCTTTTCCTCGCTCTGCTGTGTGGCCTCGTCCACAAACAGCACGTCCACCTCGGTGCCCTGAAAGCGCAGCGCGTCCTTCTCGTTCTCCAGGTAACGAAAAAGGATCCTGCTCCCGTTCGGGAAAACAATGTGCTTCTTCGCATCGTTGTATACGGCGATGCGCTCTTCTTTCCCCGCGTAGCATTTCAGCATCTCGCACAGCGGTGTGATGTGGTTTTCCTGCAGCTCCGGGTAAGTCTTACGCACGATCATGACCTTGATTCCCGGGTACTTCAGACACAGCAGCACGGCCTTGACGCGCACGGCCCAGCTCTTTCCGCCGCCTCGCGCCCCGCCGAAGCACACATACTTGTGCCGCTCCCGGAGGAAAAGCTTCTGCTTTGGGCTCGGTGCCGGTATTGTGAGCTCCGGCATTACGCCTCTCCCTCCTCCGTGTTCACAAAGCGCACCGTGACGCTCGTGCTTGTCGGCTTTTTCTCCCTGGTGTCGGCCTTGAGCTTTGCGATCCGCGCCCTCTGCTCCTCGCGGTCAAGGCTGTCCTTCTTCTGCTCAAACATCCCCAGGTGTCTCCCCAGCAGCTCCAGCGCCCGCAGCCTCTCCCGCGGCTCTATGCCGTCTTCTTCCTTTTCCCCGTCGTCCGTTCCGAACGCAACTGCCATAATGCCGCGCAGCACCTCGTCCTGGCTTACGTTCACCCGCTCCTGCCTTTCGCGCATGCGCGCCTGCACATACGCGGCCACCTTGACATTTCTCAACAGTCGGCTTGCGCCCTGGGCCGCCGTGGCTTCCTTTGTTGTTGCCGGGTATGCTTCCATGTATGCCCTCGTCCCGTTCAAGTCCATCAGGTACTCGTCGCAAAAACGCTTCTGCCTCTCGGTCAGCTCGTCTCCCGCCTTTCTTTTTCCGGCCATATCGCCGCCTCCTTTCCCGTTTCTGCCCTTATCATACAAAAACAGGGCGGGTAAATGTCACCCACCCTTGCTTGCTTTTCTTATGGCTCTTCATACTTTCCCCACAGTACGCGGTACCACGGGCATCGTTTGTAATCTCCGGCACAGTGTCTGGCGATCTGGCCGCGCAGCGCCTCCCCGCTCCTCAGGTGCGACTTGACGCTGCTCCCCGGCAGCATGCCCTCACAGGTGATCGTGCTGGTTTTGTTCTCGTGCCGCACGTAAAACGGGCATTTTATCTCTACGCTTGTATAATTCCCCATTTTCTTTTCCTCTCTGGCCGTGCCGAAGTGCGGACCCGCTTATCTGCGGCTCCGCTGTCCCGCTCTGTTCCTTTCGCCGCCTCCGCCCGTCCTGTGCGTATACCGCATCCTGCGCGGCGTGATCTCCCACGCCTGCGTGATTGCCGGTTTGTAGCACAGCGGGCATACGTCGCTCCTCTCGCGTCCCTCCGGCGTGACGATGTTGTGCTGCTCGAGCTTCCTTGCGCAGCTTACGCAGCATCGGATCATAAGCGTTTCCCTCCCCTCTTCGGATTTCTCGGCAGGATGATCTGCCCGCCGCGCACCTTGGGCGCCTGCGGCAGCACATAGCGCAGGTACTTCCCGATGACGATGCCGTCCTCGTCGGTGATCTCGCGCACGTCCTTGATGACGGCGCCGTGCGGCGGCTGGATCTCGTCGACGCTGCCGATCTCCTCGGGCTCGGAGACGATGGGCTTGTCCATGCCGCGCGTGCCGGACCAGCCCTTTGTGCCGGGCAGCTTGCCGCGGACGTTTCCCACGAGGTACTCGGCGAGCCTGGTCCGATCGGGGTCAGAGTCGAGGTCCTTGATGATGACGGTGCCCTCCCCGCCGAACTCCGGCCAGAGCTTGCGGGCGAGCTGGACAGCGTCGGACGGAAGGACGATGTGCTGATGCAGGCGCGAGGCGTGGCCGCCGTCGTCAGCCGGGTGCCAGTTGGCGGTAACCCAGTAGGCCTTGAGCGCCTGGCCGGTCTGCTTTTTGTAGAGGCGCTTGAGCTTGCGCAGGAATTTCTCGCGGTCGTCCTCGGCGCGCGTGTAGCCCTCGGAGCCGGGCACGTTCTCGGCTGCGTTGAGGGAGCCTGGATAATGTGCGGCGTCGTACTTGAAGGTGGCGAAGGCGTCCCCGGCGGAGAAGTTGGCGGCGATCCCGCGGGCGAGACGGCGGACGGATGATTTTTCATTGGCCTTGATCTTGGTCAGGGAGCTTGCCCCGGCCCGGCGGACCCCGCGCGGCTTCTTTCGGTCGGCTCTGGAAGAGAGCATGGATGCCATCTCTTCCACTACCCGACCGGTGATCACATGATAACGCATGAGCTTTTTCACCTTCTCCTCCCCCTTGACTTTGGTGGTGGTCATAACGTTAGGCGTCAAAAAGTCCCGCAAGAAACGCGCGCACGCGTGATATATAATGTATATCCGCGCCGCCTTCGTTTCCTGCTTTGCCCGGCTTCCACGGGTGGCACGTCTGCCAGCCTTCGTTTGCATAGCTATGATATTGCACCTTGCGCTGTCAGGAGTCGAACCATCGAGCTTGGGGACTCGAACCCCGCTGCACATAGCAGACGCCCGGCGTCTAATGGCCTACCGGCCTTTGGTGCGCCCACACGGAATTGAACCGTGGCTCTCCGGACCTGTCCGGGGAGCTTTCCATTTATTCTACAGGCGCATGCTTGGCCCTCATTCGCACACCATTTTGCCGACCTCGGCATAATGGTGCACGAATCAAAGTCAATCCTGTATTCCTCCCAGGCATAGAGCCTGGGAGGCGCTGGTCAGGTGACAGCTCACCCCACTGGCCTGTCTCTTGCATGGTCATGGCAGCGGCTCAATCCCATGCTCACCGTGCAGTTCCCGCACGTTCGCGCCCGATGGGCGATAATTGATTGGCCTGCCGTTCTTTCCAAGACGGCAAACGGAGCAGGCCGCAAAGATCGGATCTCCTTCCCTGTTGGCGCAGGAAACGCAGAAAGCCGATTGGAAGGTTCTCGGCTTGCTGTATTTCACGCCCCCGCCTCCACCTCGCACTTTGCGCCCACGCGGGCCTCCAGGGCGGTGCGCATGAGGCGCAGCGTCCTGACCTCCCTGGTGGTCCTGGTGAGCTCTGCCCGCGCGGTATCGTAGCGGCGGCGCAGCTCCCGGTTATCCTCGCCGAGCAGCTGCACCCGCTCCCTGAGGGCGGCGTTTTCCTCTTCGATCCTTGCCCGCTCGCGGCGGTTTTCCTCGGCCTCCTGCTCTATCGCGGCGCAGCACACCATCCGCGCCCGCTCCCGCTCCTTGAGGATCTTCACCTGCTTTCTGAGATCCCAGATCTCGGTCTCCATCCCGCTCACGGCGCGCTCATGCCATTCCCGGCTCACAAACGGCACCTTCATGGTCTCCCGCTCCTTTCCTTCTGTCTCAGAACATCCCGTCTCGCCTCTTTGGCGATGGTCATCCGGAAACTGTGATACGGGACGCGGCTGATCTCCTCAGCCTTGTCCCTCTCGATTCCCTGTACCGCCATGGGCAGCTTTTTTAAACGTTTTCTGGTCATTCCTTCACCCTCCCCATGAATCCGTCCAGCACGGCGGCGCAGGCCGCGCGCAGTTTGCCCTTTGTCTCCCCGTCCTGGATCTTGTCCAGCGTCTCCAGCATGGCGGAAAACTCCCGCTGCACACGCTCAAAGGCGGCCTTGAACTCGGCCACCTCCGGCGCCGCCATGGAGAGCTGCTTTCTGAGCGCTTCGATATCGCCGCGCAGACGCTCGGCTTCGGCCTCGGCCTTCTGTGCCTTCTGGACAGCCTCTCTGGCGTCCTTGGCGTCCGCCTTGGCCTTCCGTATGTCATCCTGAGCAGTGCGAAGGTTCTCGGCGTTCTTCTTCGCCTGCTCCTCAAGCTCCGTTATTTTGGCCTTGAGCTTGACCCGCTCCTTTTCCAGCTCTTCCCGTTCAGCCTGAACCGCATCCTTGATTGCTCTGTTCTTTTCCTTTTCGGCGTTTTCCCGCTCAATCTGCAGTGCCGCCTCGACTTCCTCGGAGATGGCCTCCTCGTCCCGCTCATAGACCACGGCTCGCGGGCGCTTCTCGATCTCGTCCAGCTCCGCCTTGATCCGCCGCAGCTGCTCCTCGGCCTCCGCGCGGGCCTGCTCCTCGTCGTTTCGCTGTTTGAGCGCGTCCTGGAAGTCGTTCTGTAGGTCATTGATCTGGGAGGCATACTCCCCGGCCTGCTCCTCCCAGCGCTGTGCCTTCGCCTCCAGCTCCGCCGTCCGCTCCTTGACCTTTGCCTCCAGCTCGCGGGCGCTCAGGTGCTCGGCGTCCACCTCCCGGGCGAAGTCCTCGCGCTCCTCCTCCGGGATGGCGAGAAGCCGCAAAGCATTGGAAATACTGAGTTTTTCCAACGTTGGAAATTTATTTTCCACCCCGAAAATGCTGCCCTGTTCGTCCCCATACCCCTCATACAGGGTTTCAAAGCGGGACGCCGCGGCGGCGGAAAACTCCGTCTCTCTTTTGAGCCATTCGGCCCACCCGTGCGGGCCTACCTTTTCATGGGCGATCTTAAGCCGGTACCCGATCTGGATGCCGTAGCTGAGCGCCATGCGCCGCGCCTGGGCGGTCAGCAGGCGGATTTCTCCGCCCAGCTGCTCCGGCGCCATGTCCTTGACGCTGACTGTGGATAATTCATTCATGCGCTTCTCTCCTCTTCACTTTTCACTTTGGCCTTTTCGTTTTCCAATATCGGCGCGCCGTCCTTGTCCCGCGGAGATCCGGCGTTTACCCACCCGAGCCACGCGTCCAAAAACCACTTGTACCGTGTCGAAGGCCGCACGGCCTCCTTTTCGGCGCCGCTCGCGTACCCTTCGTTCCGGTACCCGTGGATCTGCACGACGCTCACCCGCCCGCGCTTGTCCTGCTGTAGCTCCACCGTGAGAAAGCTCCTGCCCGGCGTGCGGCGCTTGCGGATAAAGAGGATGGTGGTCTTGCCCTCGATGTGCCGCGCCGCATAGCCGCCGACACAGTGATGCAGCGTCTTTCCCTCCTGCACGATCTCGGCGGAGCTGACCGGGATGACCACCCGCAGCCCCTCCATGGCAAAGCCGTACTTCTTTTCGAGCATCCGGCGCCGCCGCTTGTATTTCTTCATTTCCTCGCGCCCGCTCTCGACCTTGATGGTCTCCGCCGCGGCGTCGTGCCGCTGCTGCAGGTCCCTCGGCATGGCCACGGTCTTTTCGCTCAGGTCATAGCCGAGCGTGTGCGCCATGTGCAGGTAATCGTTCCAGGCGCGGAGGATATCCCGCATCGGCACGCCGTACTGCGGGCATGGCGGGCGCAGGTGCTCGGCGTAGCGCAGCGCCGCCTCAAGGCTGCATCCTGCGTCGGATGCGCAGGAGCAGAGCATATCCATGTTTTCCTTGCCGACCCGCTCCATGATCTCCATATAGCGGCCAAAGCGCAGGCTCCCGGCCTGCTTCTTCCACTTTTTGAGTCCGTCCAGCCCGATCCCGGCCCGCTGCACCGCCTTGGCGTCCTGAGCCGGGAGCTTGAGAAAGTCCTTCGGCGACTTCGCCCGCCAGTTGAGGAGCTTTGCGTTTTTCCTGCCGTACTCGATCAGCTCCTCCACCGCGTCCGAAAAGCCCAGCTTGACGGCCATCTCGATCTGCGGGTGCAGCGCGTACCAGGCCAGATACGGCACGATCCAGCGCGCCGCGTCCGGCGCCCGGTTGAGAGGCGCGCGCCGCCTCGCCCTGGACGGGTGGAGGATCCCGTCCTCGGTCTCGATGCAAACGATCGGCCCGTCCCCGGTGCCGAGGATATCAGCGGCATACCGGTCATAATAGAAGTCTTCGATCTGACAATACTTGAACCCGGGCAGCTCCAGCGCCTTTTCAAGGCCAACGATCCTGTACGCGCCGTTATAAGTGTACATCTCCGGGTGGAAAGCGTCCTCCACGGTTTTCCGCGCTGTCCACTCAAATTTCGGCTCTAAGTACCTTCCGCAGAACCCGTCGTAGTCCCAGTCCACACATTTGTAATACCAGCCCTGCACCACGCCCGGCGCGATGTAGTACCTCCTCACCGGCTCCCAGGTGATGTCTCCGATCAGATCATCCCAGTTAAAGCGCCTTCTTGCGTTTCCGCCCTCGATGAGCAGCGCCCCGTCCTCGACGCGCAGCACCGCCGTCTTGATCCATTGCTCGAGACTCGACATCTCGTATTTGTACTTGTGGGCCGCCCGGCCCTCGACCTCACGCCCGCAGTTCGGGCAGTTGCACGGCTCTCCGTGGAGCTTCCCGCGCGGGTAGTTGCCGCGCACGGCCTCGAAGGTCTCGCGGCAGGCCGTGCAGGTGCAGAGCCTCACCGGCGTGCTGCTCGCCTCCCAGCCGTCGTCTGTGTATTCGTTGCGGAAAAACAGGTATTGCGGGAACATGTCCCGGATCTGGTTTTCTTCGTCGGCGCTCAGAACGCCGTCAAACTTTTTCAGGATCTCCTCGTGCCGCTCCGGCGGCAGATTGCATTTCGGCCCGCTCATGCTCCCACCGTCTTATAAAAAGTCGGCCAGATCCAGCACCAGCCCTGCCTTGCCTCCCCCTTTGGGGGAGCTGTCACCGGCGCCCGCGCCGGTGACTGAGAGGGCATCTGCCTCTCCCACAAGGTCAATGTGCATCTCAAAGCGCACCTTTGACCCCGGGAAGAAGAAGGCCGCCGCCCTGGAGTAGGCCTCGAAATCGGAGATGCTGGTCCCGATCCCCTTGCACACCGCCGTCATGCAGTCCTTGAAGCTCCCGCCCTGGACGATGGCCTGGGCAAACTCCTCATCCTGCCCGGCGAAATTCAGCAGCGCGTCCCGCACGGCGGTCTTGATCGCGCCCTCCCTGTTGCCGGTGATCCCCGGCAGCTCCCGGCGCAGCTTCTCCTGCGCCTCTTCGTAAAAATTCATATTGCCCTCCCAAAGTATTCTTGTGCCCCGGTCTTTTTCGGGGTATAATGGGAGTACCATGTACGGTACTCTCCTTGTCCATATCGGGATTCTCCCGGACGCTCAGCTCAGCGTCCGGGAGATTTCTTTTTTCTGCAGTCTCTCCCTTCGTTCCTTCAAAAGCTCGCGCCGCGCCTTGCTCTTGATCCAGCGGCGCACCTTGCCCGGCTCTCCCGGCTCCGCCTCCACGGTGGAGTACCCGGCTGTGACCAGCATGTCCGACGCGATCCAGAGCGCCCGCTCCGTGATTTCCGCGTGGCTGATCAGCTTTTCACGCTTCACCGCCGTCCTCCTTCCCGATCCGCACCTTGTACCGCGCGCCGTAGCGCCTTTTATGGCACCAGTCACAGACAAGCGTCTCTTCGGAGTAAGGGACCTTTTTATGTACCACGTGGGCCTCGGTCATCTGCTTCTCGCAGGCCGGGCACAGCGCCCGCTCCAGGATCTTAACCGCCATCGCAGCGCACCTCCTGGTTCCAGCACTTCCAGCATCTGTCGAAACCGGCTTCCTCATAACCCCTTCCCTGACATAAGTGCGAGCTGTTGACATAGCCCAGATCCTCCGGGCATATCATGCGCACAATCTCGCTTTCTTCGATTCCGCTATGATCCGCCATGGCTTTTTCCAGCAAAGTCACGCAGTTTCATCTCCTTTTCTTCTCTTGTAATTTCGCGCAGGCAGCCGCAGCTTTTTATTCTGCCTCTTTTCACGTCTGCCGCCCGCGTGGCAAACTCCGTCCCGCAGCCGCAGCGGCACAGCCATAGTACCGCCGAGCTCTTCCCGTTCGGCGCCCGGTATGTGCCGTAGCGCCGCAGCACCGTGTAATATGGGCCGACGGTTCCGGTGAGATCTTCAAAATGGCCTTTCATCCCGCCCGCTCCTTTCCGCACCACACGGGCCGCAGCACCGGCCCCGGCTCTCCGACGCTGAACACCTCCAGCGTCCGCCCGAAGCCCCGGATCGCGCCGCCGGTCTCGGCCCTGTTCCCGCACCGCGCGGCCTTGACGCCGTGGGGCCTGTCCTCAAAGCGCAGAAACGCGCACCCGTTACACAGTTTCATTTTCTTCCACCGTGATCCCCCGGCACACGTCCCCAAGCCATGTGATGGTCTCCGGCTCTGCGTGCCATGGCATAATGATCGCCTGGACGAAAAGTCCGTCCTTGTAAACGACGTATGGGTTTCCTCCCTCGGGCCGTCTCAGGGCAAGCCCCGGCTGTTCCGCGTCGCTCCCCGGTTTGAGGTTTTTGGTCTGGATTGTGAAGATTTCCCCGTTCGGTGCCTGCGTCGGCAGCAGATCCACGCCGTGGAGGATGACGCGCCTGTCCAGCCAGTAGAGTAGATCCTTTTCCCCCTCGCTGTATTCCCTGGTGTCGAATACCGTCGGCATCTCCTTGGTCTTGATTACCATTTTCCCCTGTTTCTCTTGGGAGATGTCGAAGATGGCACAGAGCGCGTCCTGTGTGAGCGTTCCGAGGTCTTCCGGCAGCCGCCAGACGGCAAAGCCTGTCCCGGCCCATTGCGTGCCGTCCTCTTCGTTGAACAGGTAGACACACCTTGCCTCATTACACAGGCTCGCCAGTGCTTTGAGCTTCATGTCTTTTTCCCTCCCTTCTTCCCTGCGTTCGGCAGAAGCTCCTGCTTTGTTCTCCAGCGCCGGACGCTTTGGATGCTGCACCCCAGCTCGTTTGCGATCTGTATGTCGCTCATGCCGCGGCGATAAAGCTCCCGCGCCCGCTCCCAGTCGAATTTGACCCCGCTTCCCCGCACGTCCGGATTCGCCGGGCGCTGGAGTTGGTTATAGCGCCAGTTCTGGACGGTGCCGTACTTGATCCCCAGTGTCTCCGCGATCTCCCTGTCGGTCGCGCCCGCGAGATACAGCCGCGTCGCCTCTTCCCTCCAGTCGGCGCGCTTTTCCGGTACCGGTTTGCCGTTTGGGACGTAATCGGTGCAGTGGCACGGCTCCCGCAGGCGCGGCGGCATGTGCGCGATTCTGGAGTGGCCCGTCATGGTCAGATAGTTGCAGCGCCCCTCCTGATTCGGGTTGCTGTGGTTGCGGTATATGCAGTCCGGGTGATGGCAGCGCTCGTCCTCCTTCATTCCGCGGCCTCCTCTCCCACCATGGCCCTGAGCTCCGCGCGCAGCGTGCCGCCCTCCTCGAAAAAGCGGATGCCGCCCGCCGCCAGGGCCTGGTCGGCAAGCCGCGCGGCCAGCTCCTGCTTTGCGTATCGGATTCCGGCTTTCCGCTGCTCCTCCGGGTCCTTCGCGCTCCAAAGCCCTTCAAACCACATCTGCCGCAGATCTGTCACGGCGGTGCATGTCACGATCTTTGCCTCCCCCCGCCGGAACACCAGCGGCCCCGGCTCATACGGCGTCCCCAGCACCGTCTTCGGCCCCTTCTTGGCTCCCCCTTTGGGGGAGCTGTCGCGCAGCGACTGAGAGGGCTTTCCGCCCTTTTCTCCCCGCACCGAGCAGATCACCAGCGCCGCCATGGCAATGATGATGATCACGCAGGTGCAGATGACCCCGCATCTTGTCATTGGTTCATGCTCCTTTCTCTTCCACCCTCCCGCAGCGCAGGCGGGCGTATTCCTCCGGGTGCTGCGTATAGTAGGCGCTCAGGCCGGTGCTCAGGCGCTCCCGCATGTGCGCGTGCCACGTCTCCCGCTCACTGTCTGTGAGCTCTTCCACCGGCACCGTGCGCCCGTCCGGCATGATCACAAAGCTCCTGCAGGTGATCTCCCGTCTTTTCCCGGCCATCTCCGCCCTCCTCTCATCCAGTCCTCTTGCTTCTCGCCTTCCCGCATCAGGCCCCCTTGCCTAAAGGGGGCTGTCGCCGCCGTTTTCGGCGGTGACTGGGGGATATTCCCTGTTCTATCCTATGTCCGCCCGGCTTGGTCACTTTCCGGTGATCCGCCGGGCGGTCTCGCGGCTCGTGACAATGATTTTCCGGTCTTCCAGATAGCCGACCGCCTGGGGCCTCGCGCCGAAAAGTCTGCCCCCGGCCTGCCGCCCCTCTGGATCTTCGCTGTTGTATCGCAGATAGGCGAGCAGCCTGGGTGAGCACAGCAGCACCCGCTCGCCTTCCGGGATCTCGCTTTCCTCGACGGCGCGGCGGATCTGCCCCGGCACGTCCTCCCGCTCAAGAATCACGGTCTTTGATTTCGACATCGGCTGCACCTCTCAGCTTTCTCTCCCGGTCCTCTTCGAGCTCGAAGAGGTCCGCTTGCAGCGCGTTGAGCTGCCCGATCATGAAGCCGATCTCATCCCGGCTCAGATCCTTGTCGGTGAGTTTGATGCCGATCGAGGACATCTTCGACCGGACGCCCGCGATCGCATAATCAAGGCGCGTGATCTGCTTCACCGCGGCCTGCGCCGTTTCCACCAGATTCCCGTCCTTGAGCTGGTCCGCGCTCGTGATATCCTCCGTCCGGATCAGCTCCGTCCCGCTCTCGCCCCAGTCCAGGCGCACGTTCGTCTTGTCGCCCTCTGGCGCTCCTATGTCAAGCCCGCGGTAAACAATGCCCGGCGGCGGCGGCGGTTCCCAGCCCTTGAGCTCCGGCTCTTTGCAGTCGTGACATGGCTTTTCGTAAGGACTCAGATCTCTGTGCTTGCAGTTCCCGCATGTCTTTTCTTCCATGTCCTTCTCCCTTTCCTTACCTAAAAAATCTTAATTTGCTGCTGCGGCTCGAAGTTCATCCAAAGAACCTCCCGTCGTTTAGTCGCGGTCTGTGCTCGCACGTCGATCTCCGCACGGTGCCAGTTTTTCAGTTCCTCGCGGTACAATGGGCTTTCATATCCCGATAGAAGTACAGGGCCGCGGTGCTGTTTGAGGGCATCAAGCAGATCTGCGTGATCGGCGTCCGACATTTCACACGCATACTGTTTTCCGTGCCTGGTACCGAGAAGATACGGCGGGTCTGCATAGATCAGCACATTCGGATAGTTGAACCGAGTGATTACTTCGAGTGCCGGGCGATTCTCGATCTGGACCCCGCGCAGCCGTTCCGCAGCCTCTTTGATACGCTGGGGCGTATCACACCATCCCTTGGCAGCATAGGCCGCTTCCCGGCCCTGCACATCGTTTTTCCAGCCGACCTTGATCTCGTTCGTTCGGAAGCCGTATCCCATCATCAGCTTTGTGCAGAAGACAACGGCACGTTCAAAACTGTCAGTGGCACCGGCTTTGTATTTGTCTATCGCTCGGTCATAAATCTCCCGTGAGTAAGGCGTCCAGTAGATGGCATCGGCCAGACGTTCAGGATCTCTCTTGATCCAGTCGAAAAGGTTCACTACATCACCGTCAAGGTCGTTCACCGTTTCGATTGGACTGCGGCTCTTTGTGAATAACACAGCTCCTGAGCCGAAGAAAGGCTCCAGATAGCTGTGGTGCGGTGGAAAGAAATCTATAATCCACTGCGCAATGCTCCACTTTGAGCCGGGGTACTTTAGGACGGACTTCATGCTTCCTCTCACTTTCGTGTCCATGCTTTTCACCTCCTCCCGCTCCTGTCCTTGCCCGGCAGGAGCGTTTTTCACACCGCGCCCGCGGCCTTGTCCAGCCCCTCTGGATCATGCTTGCCTCCCGTCCGGCGCTGTGTGTTGTGTTATTCTCAAATATTTTTGCTAAGGGTGGGTGACATTTGCAGTTCGTGTTTTGCTATACTCTTCACCGTTCCATGAAGGGAGGTGTAAGACATGGATGATCGAAAAATAGAGCTGGCGGCCTGGGAAGCGTTGACAAACTATACAAAAGCAATCACACTGACCAGGAGAGAACGAATATTCGCTGCCGCTGTTGCTGCTGCGATTGCCGCAGCGTTCAGCGAATACGAGCTTCAACTCCAGGAAACTGAACGCTGAACCACCAGCACACTCCCCGCTCCCCTGCGATGGCCCTACATCGCGGGGGATTTCTCATCCATGCCTTACATCTCCCTTCATGCGTCAGCATTTCAAGTTTCTTTCCTTCCTTCGGCTTCGTGTGCAAAGAAGATGGCAAACCGATCCTCGATCTTGTCGATCTTCAAAAGCTCGCACAGTTTGGTGATTTCAGTGGGCGTAAACTCATTGAGATTGTCGCGCTTCCGGGCGAAACCGTAGGCGCTCAGGCCGACATAGTTTGCAATATACGATAGTCGGTATCCGCTCTTGCGGATGATCTCATTCAACCGATCAGTATCAGTCGTCTTCCTCTCCTCCTCCCGCTCCTGTCCTTGCCCGGCAGGGGCGTTTTTCACGCCGTGCCCGCGGCTTTGATCCTATATGTTGATTTTTGTAAACTCTTGCAGTATTCTTGTATGTGGGGTGATACTGTGAAAGTTAGGTTTTTTCTGTGCTTGCTGGTGTTTCTGCTGATTTGCAGTCTGTCGCTTTCGGCATTGGCCGACAACCGGGATTTGATCGTTTATTATGCCGTCGGCTCATCGTCAGCGTACCGCTATCATGCCAGCGCAAACTGCTCCAGTCTAAGCCGCAGTACAGTCGGAGAAATAACCTTGTATGAAGCAGCATCCGGTGGTTATACGCCTTGTACTCGCTGCCATCCTCCAACCCCGGATTTTGAGGTATCTGCCACACCGAGACCGGAAACGGAGAGCACCGGGAGTGTCATTCCCTGGCCTTCCCATACCCCGCGTCCCTCTCCCTCACCGACGCCCCGGCCTTCTTCGACGCCCAGGCCAACGTCAATGCCCTGGTTAACATCTTCTCCGCCCCCTGAAGTTTCTCAGTCCCCAGATCTATCTGGGGTGATGACTGATTCAACCGCAAAAACTGAGCCATCCAGAATGACCATTACTGAGGTTGTTATTTTGCTTATTGTTTTTCTGTTCAGTTCGTTACGCTTACGGCGTCTCACAAAGGCTGCTGAAGATCTCCGCACAAAATCCGAAGAATATAAGAAACTACAAGAAAAACATGACCAACTGGAAAAAGATGTGGAAGCACTTAATTCTTATCTTTGCGAAAATCAGCCGAAGAGAGACGAACTCGAACGTCTGATAGCCGAGGCTTCTGATAACGTCTTCCGACATCAGCTTCGCGTTCTGGAAGAAAAAAAGAACTTGACTCAACTTATGGATAAACGCTACCGCAATAATCTGGAATGGCAAGAAACGTTGGGACAGATAGAAAAGAATCTTTCTGCTCTCCCTCAAGCATCTCAAATCGCGCAAGCAGAAGAAGTCTCTGCCCAGAAACAAAAGCTGTATTCTTCACTAAAGCAGGAATTCACATCTCTTTATGAGCATCGGACTACCTTGGAATGCTCTGGAGCTCCTAAATACTGCTATGTTGCAGAAGATGGTCTTCCAGCAATTCATGACGGCGGTTTGAAGTGGGGATATGCCTACACTTTCTACAAAACGCCAAACGGTGGAAGTTATCATACTGTGTACTGTTATCACTCCAGACGACCAGACCGAATTGCTATAAACGCTTACAATGTTCGCAAAGATTATTTGCTTCCCTGTTCTCATTGCAATCCAACTCTTCCAGATTTGTCGTGGTATGAACAGTATCTAGAAGTCAAAGCTCGTCGTAAGAAGTACGAGATCCCAGAGCCTGCAGACGATGAGTTTTATTAAGAAAAAAATCAGCGCAGTTTCCTTTAGGACACTTTCTGCTCAAAAAAATCTCCCGTGGGTCATTTTCGCCGAGAATCGCCATAATCTTCTTAATCTCGTCAAGCGTGAACTCAGATAGGCCATTGCATTTTCTGTAGAATGCTGAGCGCGAAATACCCAATCGGGAATACATTTCAGTAATCGAAATCCTATTTTCTTGCATTTTCTCCAAAAGACGCTGCTTATTCATGGTGTCACTTCCTCTCGTGTCTTTAAGGACACTTTTAATGTAGCACAGCATTTCTCTCATGTCAAGGATAATTTGTGTTTTTTAAGAAACTATTTTTGCTTTTTGTGTTGCGTTTATGACACATCTATGCTATGATGCCATGTGAAAGAAGGTGATTTCTTGAATATTGGAGAAAGAATTAAACAGCTTCGTATACAGAACAATATGACACTTGAGGAATTGGGTCAACGTGTCGGTGTGGGTAAAAGCACTGTGCGCAAGTGGGAAACAGGCGCTATTGCTAATATGCGACGTGACAAAATTCAAAAACTTGCTGATGCTCTTGATACGACTGTTTTAGAAATAATGGGCCTTGAAGAACCTCCTGTTCCGCCTCCTCCTGCGCCGTCGTTCTCTGCGGAGGAGCAGCGGCTTGTCGTGCTTTACCGCCGGGCGGACGACCGTGATCGGGAAACGGTCTGGAACATCCTCGGCCGCTATGACGAAGAGACTACCGGCGCCCACACCTCCGCCGGATAAAATAACCGCCCCCGGATTTCTCCGGAGGCGGCATAGGTGAAAAATCTGATTATTATTCCTTCTCCTGTTGCGTAACATCGATAAACGGCAAGTTATATGCCGGAAGTCGGCTTGCTGCTGTGACGCTCGCAATCACTGGGCGAATGTATGAAATCAAAAGCGCGGCTCCGTTTTGGGACAACATTTTTTGCGCTTCATCTTCATTGAAGTCTCCCTTCTTCCATTTGAAGGCAGCCTCTTCCGTTGCCTTGACAAAGAGCGGAGTTTTCCCCTTCTCTTCGCCGATCGTGACTGTCACGCTGACCTTGGCATTCTGCTCCTCACCGTCTGGCATATCCTGAATTTCTGTTACTTCCGTTCGGATATTCAATTTTATAATTGAATCGTCCTCAGGTTTGTAGCTTTTGTTTACGGAGAACTGGATGCTCACAAGTTCTGGATTCGTAAACTGAAAGGCGCTGTTTCCCATTTTTCATTTACTCCTCGTCTATGCACATTTCAAGCTGGGTTCTTCTGCTTGTCGATAGTACTCATTTCTTTCTTCGCTGCCGTTTGGGAAACGCACTTGACATTTCTCCGTTTCCTTTCTTGATCTGGGAAACCAGACCTCTGCCTCGTGAGAAGCCTTGACCTTCATTTCACCGTCATATTGGAAAACGGCCACTGCGTCTTTATCATCTCTCTGCAGTCCGAGCAGCTTCAAAACTTCTTCTTCCGACAGATCGGGCATATCGATTATAATGCTCTCTCCTGTTTCGGTCGGTTGGCTGCCCGCTCCTCCCATAAGGAAAGCCGTTGCCCGCTCCTCCCGTTCTGGATTATATCTATTCAAAGTTGTCTCGAAATAATTCCATTCATCCCGACTCAGCGTAATCTGGTGCGTGATTTGCATTCCTTCACCTTCCTTCAAAGCAGTTTGGAATTATCATATTTCTTCGGTATATGCGGCCACTTTTTTCTTTTCATCCGCATCCATCAAATCAAAGAACATCCGGACGGTTCCGTACTCCATTTCTTGCTTCTCAGAGAACACTTGAAAACCTCTATTTTTATACCATTCAGTTTTCCCAACAAGAGCGTCGATTAAAAACACACGGATTGGCCATTTCTTACCAAGCTCTTTGGCTTCCCGAACCGCACTGCGCAGTACCTCCGTCCCGATTCCCTTCTGCTGTAGCCGCTCATCTATCGCAAGAAACTCCATCTTCATCGCCGTATATTCCGGCTCTCCTTCGCCATAATCGCCATAATCACCGAATTCAATATTGGAATGATCCGTTTTGATCGTGCAAATGGAAATCTGATAGTATCCGGCGATACTCTTTCTCTCTCCCAGTTCAATTTTGAAAGTCTTGGCCTGGCGCAGAACATGTGGGAAGTACGAACGCTTAACCTTTCGGTCTATGCTGTCCACTCCGCAGGTGAAGCCGCTAAAGACAGGCTCCTTATCCAACTGTGATATTTCCAGCTTGATCATTATTCTCTCACCTGTCACTTATCAATCTCATGTCCTGCGAAGAGTTTACTCTAATTTACACGCATTTGCTCAATTTGTCTACTGTTTCAAAGAAATTTTCTTGTGTATCATGATCTTTTATCTGGCCAAATGTATTGAACACCAAAAGCAAGTAGGTGACCCGCCATGAAAACCGCCGCGGCCTATGTCCGCGTGTCCACCGAGCGCCAGGACGAATACTCCCTTGACTCCCAGCTGAAGCTCATCCGGGATTATGCCGCCTCCCACGATATGGACGTGCCGCCCGAGTTTGTCTTCGTGGAGGACGGCGTTTCGGGCCGCAGCGCCAAAAAGCGCCCTGCCTTCCAGCGCATGATCGCACTGGCCAAAGACAAGGCGCACCCGTTTGATAATATTCTGGTCTGGAAATACAGCCGTTTCGCGCGCAATCAGGAGGAGAGCATCGTCTACAAGTCCATGCTCTCGAAGCTCGGCGTGGATGTGATCTCCATCTCCGAGCCGCTGGACGATTCCCCGTTCGGCAGTCTGATTGAGCGTATCATTGAATGGATGGATGAGTTTTACAGCATCCGCCTCTCCGGCGAGGTAAAGCGCGGCATGGCCGAGAAGGTCAGCCGGGCGGAGATCGTGGCCGGTCCGTCCTTCGGCTACGATGTCCAGGGCAAGACCTACGTGCCGAACGCGCAGGCGGACACCGTGCGCCAGATCTTCGCCGACTATCTCTCTGGCAAAGGGCTCGCCACCATTGCCCGCGAGCTCACCGACTCCGGCGTCCGCACGCGGCGCGGCTCCGTACCGTCAAACCGCTGGGTCCGCTACATCCTGCGCAATCCGGTTTATATCGGAAAAATCCGCTGGAGCAAGGACGGGAAAATCGACTACGTGCACGGTCTGGAAAAAGGCGATGACAACGCCCTCCTCATCGACGGCGGCTTTGAGCCGATCATCGATGCCGACACCTTTGCCGCCGTCCAGGCGAAGCTTGAGCGCCGCGCCGCCGCTCTCCCCTATACCCGCCACGACCAGCAAGCCGACTGGATGCTCAAGGGCCTTGTCCGCTGCTCCTCCTGCGGCTCCACGCTTGTCTATACCTCCACCGCCTGCCCTACCATGCAGTGCTACAAGTACGCGCACGGCCAGTGCACCGTTTCTCACTCCCTCAGCATCGCCAAGGCGAACCGCCTTGTGATCGCCGAGCTTGAGAACGCTGCCGTGTCCGGCTTCTTCCCGCTCGCGCCCCGGCTCATAAAGAAAGCCCCCGGCCCTGACTATGACCATCTCATAGCGGTGGAGGAGCTGAAGCTGCGCCGCGTGGCCGAAGCCTACGAGGCCGGTGTTGACACCCTCGAGGACTACGCCCGCAAAAAAGCAAAGCTCACCGCTGGTATTGAAGATCTGAAAGCGCAGCAGGCCGCCGCCCAGGCCGAGGCCGAGGCCGCTGCCGTCTCCCCCGCCGACATGCGCCGCCGCGTCCTGGACGTGCTCCAGATCCTCCGCGACCCCACCGCCACCGAGCAGGTCAAAAACGCCTCCCTCCGTGAAATTCTCTCGCATATCATCTACGACAAACCCCACGCCCAGCTCCAATTATTTTTTGCATTCTGATATTATCGCTTTTTACAATCAGGAGGTCCAGACGGCGAGCTCGGCGCTTCCCTGCGCTATCTGAGCCAGCGCTATTCCATGCCCTACCCCGAGCTTAAGGGCCTGCTGACGGACATCGGCACGGAAGAGCTGGGGCACCTGGAGATGATCGGCGCGGTGGTACACCAGCTGACGCGTGATCTCTCCATCGACGAGGTAAAGAAGGCGGGCTTTGACGCCTACTTTGTGGACCACACGGCAGGGGTCTACCCCACGGCGGCCTCGGGCTTCCCGTGGAGCGCCGGGTCGATGCAGGTCAAGGGCGACGTGATCGCCGATCTGAGCGAGGACCTGGCCGCCGAGCAGAAGGCCCGGGTCACCTATGACAACATTCTGCGCCTGTCGGATGACCCCGATGTCAACAATGTCATGCGCTATCTGCGTGAGCGCGAGATCGTCCACTACCAGCGCTTCGGCGAGGCCCTGCGCCTGGCAGCCGAGAAGCTGGATGAAAAGAACTTCTACGCGATCAACCCGGCCTTCGACCGGTAATGAAAGATCCCCGGCGTATTCGCCGGGGATCGCGTGTTTTACTTCAAAATCACTTTATTAAAATTCTTCTTGCCGCGGCGGACCATGAGGCCCTTGCGGAGGGTATCGGCATCGTAGAGGGCCGCGATGTCGGTGACTTTCTGGTCCTCGACCGTGACGCCGCCCTGCTGGACGTTGCGGCGGGCCTCGGACTTGGAGGCGCAGAGGCCGGATTTCACAAGCAGGGTCAGGATATCGAGGCTGCCGTCAACAAGGTCTGCTTCCGAAAGCTCGGTGGTGGGCACGTCGCCGCCGTCCGCGCCGCCCGCGAACAGAGCCTTGGCGGAGGCCTCGGCCTTCTTCGCTTCCTCCTCGCCGTGGACAAGGCTCGTCAGCTCATAGGCCAGGATCTCCTTGGCCTTGTTGAGCTGGCTGCCTTCCCACTTATCCATCTCGTCGATCTGTTCGAGCGGCAGGAAGGTCAGCATGCGGATGCACTTGAGCACATCCG